ACTTTTGATATTTTCGCTTAGATTTCCTCTTTTGACAGAAAATCCTAGTCTATCTTCTACAAATGCTCTTTTTTGTTCTATAATCCTAGCCCCAAAATCAGAATTATCTTGTTCATACCCTTCACTTCCTGTTTCAAAATATTCATTTATGTTTTCATCAGTAAATTCTTTAAGACTAAGCTCTCCTGAAGTTGCTTTACCAATATTTTTTGGTGACGATAAAAGTGACTCTAAGACACTACTGGCACTAGCAGTAGGCATTACAAAAATGTATTCGTCTACTTCTGCTTTAGATTCACTTTTTGCTTTTTTTCTTAATTCTGCTGTGTTTAAATGAGATGCTAAACTATTAAGTCCAGTCTGTAATGCTTCTTTTACAGTACGTCCAGAAATTGTAAAATCTTTTTTTAGATTTTGTATACTATCCATAAAAGCAATATCATTATACGCTGTGGCTGAAAACACATATTTACTGCCTTCAACACCTGTACTAAATTCTACTCTGATTAATTGTATTGGTAGAAGTTTTTTGACTCCGGTTGCAATAGTGTTTCCTTCATCGTCAAAGCCTACAAACTCAATCATCATTAGCCAAGGAGATTTTAAATAGTTTTCATAACCAGCATGTTTAGCTACAACCGACATAGATTGTAATAGTTGTCCCATGCTATATGGTTCTGTAATAGTAAAATTAAAATTAAAAAAGTTCGTTTGTCTACTTTTCGGATTAGGCGCAATAACTGTTTGTATTTCTATTTCATCTATATAATAATTTGGGTGTACTTTAAAATTTGTTTCGGCAAGTGTTGGAATTCTTTGATATGTTTTCCTTCCGCTACTACTTAAAATTATATGTTCTGGTTTAGGTCCTGGCCTTGATCTATATGTAGTGTCTGGCTTGTTTAATTCTTCAGGAGTAAGACAACCAAAAGTAAAAATATGATTTGTACTAGCATACTGATGTAAAACATTTGTGCCTAATGCTTCCATTCTTGGATCCATAGGAGCATAACCGTCGTCAGGTACAGCTTCACCATAATAAGCTCCTGCCCCTGCGGCCGCCTCAGCATTAGTAGGTCCATCTGCTATGCCAGTAGTAGCACCTTTTTCGCCTGGCTCTACTAAAGATGAAGCACCTTGTATGTTTACAATATCTGACAGAGGATTGCCGCCGGCTTGAGCAATTTCAATCATGTTGGCGCCTTGGTTCCAGCCAATGCCTCTTAAAAATGATTTTGCTTTTTCTGGATCGCCTTCAACCGCATTAGCATTTTTGTCTTGGCCGGCGTCTGGCTCATATTTCGCACCAATTATACGACCTGTTTTAGGATCGGTTTTAAATGGTGGAGTCCCAAGATTCCAGGTCAATCTACTCTCCTAACGCATCTTTAATTTTACTCGGATCAGGTAGATAAATTTGTCTTCCAGGTACCATGTCAAAAATAGGATCTTCCATTGTATTCATATTTCTTTGCGCAAATACCCACCACAAACTTCTATCTTTATACAAATCATACGCAAGTAAATCCGGTCTGTGTAAGTATTGCGGCTCAATAGTATATAGCGGATCATCAGAAAACGCAGGCACAGGACGGATCTGAAAGTTTCCTAATGCTCCTGTGTTAGAGATTTTTGTATCTGTATATGGATGATTAGCCATTAAATATATCCTTTGTCAATCCCATAGCCCATAACAAAACTACCATATGAAAATTCTGATACTTTCTTCCTGCTGTATATAGGTTGTACACTTACACTAAATTGCGATTCTGCTGGCGCCCAACTTATATGTCTTGATCCTGCTGGATCTCCATTTGTATTACCAAGTCCTGTAGCAATATAATCTACTTCGTTTGGCATATCTACTGTAAAGGTTGTAACAACACAAGATAAGTCATTAAATACATAGTCTCCGTAACCATTTAATTTAACAATCCTAGGTGGCTCGCCTGTTCCAAACATTCCAAAATCCATCTTAGTAATTGATCTTAGGTAGTGTAATGCCGCTACCCAATATTTTGCTTCTAAAGCGTTTTGTACATAGAACTGTCCAACAATAACAAGCTCGTTCACTTGTGAGTTTTGATAAGCGAAAAAAGGATAATTATTATGTATAGGAGAAACATTGCTGTAATTTGCTGAATGTTGTAAAATAATTGTTGGTGTATAAGGAAAAACAAATCTGTTACCTGTGCTCATAAAAGGCTCTAAAAGATCTGAATTTACAAAACTAGGATGATTAGGTACGCTTAAAGATACACGCCAATCTTTTTCTTCAACATTTGACCCTGAAAAAGTTGCTTTGGAAGACTTTAATTCACTAGGTGCTTTTCCAAGATTGAAGGGCAAATTGCCGCCACGCATAGCACTCATGAAATTTTTACCGCCAGATCCAAGACCGTTAAATAAATTCTGCCCAATATCTTTGACTGGGCCTGGCAAAGAATCTATAGCATCAGTTACGCTATTAAAGGACGCTGTACTTTGTCCTGGTGCGGGTGATGCTATCTTACGTCTTATGCCTTGGTTTATGCCATCTTTTGAAATGATGCCATCTTTGAAAAAAGTTTCGTATGCCAAAATAATCTCCTATTACTATAACTATTTAGTTGACAAAGTTAACAGAGTAGTTTATAATATGATAAAATATGACTTAAATCGGAGGACTAATGGCCAAAAGAGTTAACTATTTAAACAATAAAGATATATTAAAAGAGATACACAAATCAAAATCCACGTTTTGTAGTTTTACAGATCCTGAATTTAATCAATTTGATATAATTTTACCTAGCATTGAAAAAATAAATGTTAGAACAATAGCAGAAGCAAAAAGAAATAAAGCAAAAAGATTACAACAACAAAACTTTGAACAAGCAAAAGAACAAGGTAAAAGAGTAAAACTTGCTGAATTTGAAATAGACTATAGAAAGATTCAAAAAGAAGAATTAATTTTTAGGGTAATGACATTTGATCATATTCCGGAAGAACCAGGAAGAAAAAAGAATCCTAAAACAATAGCAGATACAAAAGTAAAATTAAACTTTCCTCCATTTGTACATTATAAATTTAATGACGATGGTGAACTTGTTGTAGTTGGTAAATCCCATTGGACAGGTGGTATGGAAAATGGATACTTTAGTTTAACTGGCGGTAAAGCAACAAACAAACTTGCTATGATGTGGATGAAGTTGTGTGATAGGTATGCTACGCGGGGTAATGTACGTGGATATACTTATAATGACGAAATGAGAGGACAAGCAATACTTCAACTTACACAAATTGGTTTACAATTTGATGAATCAAAATCAAATAATCCTTTCGCATACTATACTGCGGCAGTAACAAATTCATTTGTAAGAGTCATTAATATAGAAAAGCGTAATCAGAATATAAGAGACGATATTCTTGAAATGAACGACATGAATCCTAGTTATACACGCCAACATCAGGGTGAATGGGAACGCCGAATGGCTGAACATAAGGAAAAACAGGAAAAAAACGGTTGACCGTGTAACGTTTTCCAGCTATACTGTACGCATAAAGGAATATTATTTTGTTTAAGAAAGCCGCTGTCTTTACGGACATACATTTAGGACTAAAGTCCAACAGTCGACAACATTTACAAGACTGCGAGGACTTTGTAGATTGGTATATTGAAACTGCTCAAGCAAATGGTTGCGAGACAGGTATCTTTTGTGGTGATTGGCATCACAACAGAAATAGTATCAATGTACAAACACTAGACGCAACAACTAGATGTTTTGAAAAATTAGGAAAAGCATTTGAGAAGTTTTACTTTTTTGCTGGTAATCATGATTTGTATTACAAAGACAAGCGTGATGTTTTTTCTGTAGAATTTGGAAAACACATTCCAGGTGTAACATATGTTGAAAAAACATTTGTTGAAGATGATGTAGCACTAGTCCCATGGCTCGTAGGCGATGAATGGAAAACTATTGGTAAAATAAAAGCCAAGTATATGTTTGGACACTTTGAGCTTCCTAGTTTTTATATGAATGCTATGGTACAAATGCCCGATCATGGAGAACTAAAAGCAGAACATTTTGAAGAACAAGAGTATGTGTTTAGTGGACATTTTCATAAAAGACAAAAACAAGGAAAAATACATTATATAGGTAATGCTTTTCCACACAATTACGCAGACGCATGGGATGATCAGCGTGGTATGATGATTCTTGATAAAGAAAATAACAAAGAACCAGAATATTTTAATTGGGCAGATTGTCCAAAGTATAGAACTACTACACTAAGCAAATTACTAGATCCAGAAAGTAACTTAATTTTACCAAATATGTATTTGCGTGTTACACTAGATTTGCCGATAAGTTACGAAGAAGCACAATTTATAAAAGAAACTTATATCAACACACATGGTTGTAGAGAAATTACATTAATTCCTAGTCAACAAGATGAGGAAATCCATACTGATATAGATATTACACAGTTTGAAAGTGTTGATCAAATTGTTACAAAAGAAATATCAGCACTTGATACAGAAAATTATGACAAAAGAGTCTTGCTAGGGATATATGACGAACTATGATTAAAATTAAAAGTTTAACTGTTAAGAATTTTATGAGTGTGGGCAATCAAACCCAGGCAGTTGATTTTGACAAACAACAACTAACACTTGTACTAGGAGAAAATCTTGACCAAGGTGGCGACGATAGTGGTTCTCGTAACGGTACAGGTAAAACAACTATTGTAAATGCGTTAAGTTATGCTCTTTACGGCCTTGCTTTAACAAATATTAAACGTAACAATTTAATTAATAAAACAAATTCTAAAGGTATGTTAGTTACACTGTCTTTTGAAAAAGATAGTAGAGAATATAAAATTGAAAGAGGACGTTCTCCTAATGTACTAAAATTTTATGTTGACGGTCAAGAACAAGAAATGTTAGACGAGTCGCAAGGCGATAGCAGACAAACACAAAAAGATATTGATAGTTTATTAGGCATGTCGCATAATATGTTTAAACATATTGTAGCACTAAACACATACACTGAACCTTTTTTAAGTATGAGAGTAAACGATCAAAAAGATATTATTGAACAATTACTAGGTATAACAATCCTTAGTGAGAAAGCAGAAGTACTTAAAGAACAAATACGTAAGACAAAAGAAGATATTACAGAAGAAAACGCAAAACTAGTCGCCCAACAAAAAAGTAACGAACACATCGAAGAAACAATTAAGAGTCTTGAGCTAAAACAACGTGCTTGGCAGGCAAAAAAGACAAAAGATGTAGAGCAAATTGGTGTAAGCATAGATGAATTAGAACATTTAGACATTGATGTTGAACTAGAAAAACATGAACAGCTTGGTAATTGGACAGAAATGAACAATGCCAAAACGGCTCTAAATAAAGAAAAAGCAACACTCGAAGGCGCAACACAGCAAGCAGACAAACGTGTTAAAAAACTAGAACAAGACATCGCAAATCTTGAAGATGCTACTTGTTATACTTGTGGACAAGCACTTCAAGAAGACAAAAAACAAGAAATATTTGAAACAAAAAGTAAAGAATTACACGAATCAACTACATATCAAACAGAAGTATCAGGCAAGTTGAACGAAATTGTTTTAGGATTACAAACAATAGGTGAATTAGATCAAAAACCTTCTACATATTATGATACAATGCGCGAAGCATATGAACATAGAAACAATGTAGATACACTAAAACAAACACTTGATAATAAAAAAGCAGAAACTGATCCTTATGACGAACAAATTAAAGAATTAAGAAATACTGCTATACAAGCAATTGACTGGTCTACAATAAATAGTTTAAACGATCTTAAAGAGCATCAAGAGTTTTTGTTAAAACTACTTACTAACAAAGATTCTTTTATACGTAAGAAGATTATTGATCAGAATTTAGCATACCTAAACAATAGATTAACATACTATCTTGATAGACTAGGTTTGCCTCATCAAGTAGTATTTCAAAATGATTTAGCCGTGGAGATTACACAGTTAGGACAAGATCTCGACTTTGATAATCTATCTAGAGGTGAACGTAATAGGCTTATCCTTGGAATGAGTTTCGCATTCCGTGATGTATGGGAGAGCTTGTATCAGAATATCAACTTATTGTTTATTGATGAGTTGATTGATTCTGGAATGGATACTTCAGGTGTTGAAAACTCCTTAGGTATTCTTAAGAAGATGGGAAGAGAAAGACATAAGAATGTTTATTTAATTTCTCATAAAGATGAACTAGTAGGGCGTGTTACACACGTTCTCAAAGTAATAAAGGAAAATGGATTTACATCATACGAAAATGATGTTGAAATACACAATGAATGAAGACGACACACATGATTTACTGACTAAGGCTTATATGGAATATTTTAAGGCAAACGAAAAGTTTGAAGCACGGAATTCCGTTCGTACGCACAGAGAGTCTAGAAGGTGGTTACGAGAAATACGTACACTTGCTAAGAACCGTATGGACGAGATTCACGAAAAACATCAAACCAAAAACGACGACAGTACATCTTAGGCAAACATATATAAGTTCATGCTATGGACTTATCAAGGAACACAGGTAGACTCCATACCAGACGAGTATGAAGGGTTTGTATATCTTATAACCAATACTACCTCTGGACAAAAGTACATAGGCAAAAAACTAGCAAAGTTCAAAACCACAAAGCCACCGCTTAAAGGCAAAAAAAACAAAAGACGAGGCTACAAAGAAAGTGACTGGCAGGACTACTGGGGTAGTTCTGATAGATTACAAGCAGACGTAGACAAGTTAGGCCCAGAAAAATTTACAAGAGAAATATTACATTTTTGTAAGAGTAGAGCAGAAATGAGTTACATAGAGGCTAGAGAACAATTTGACCGCCGTGTTTTAGAGACGGATGAATACTACAATGGAATTATTAATGTTAGAGTTGGCGGATCAGATAAACTTAAAAAGGCATTGCTAGAAAAAAGCATAAAGGCAAAAACAACCAACACATAAGGTTAGCGGGCCAGTTTGAAATACCGCTGAGAAAGAGCATCCGTATAGGAGCACTCGTACACGTTGAGCCGCGTCCGGTAGTAGGACGGCAGGATTGACGGAGATTGAATGTTGGCAATTGAAACACTGTAGTACATAAAAACTCTTAGCATAGGAACGAAGCAAGAGGTAGCGTAAGCGATGTCGACGTAGGTTGGGAAAGGTCAGAGCCCATTGTACAGCAGAAAAACACCTACTTCCAAGTCTTGGCTGTGACGAACTCACATGAAGTTCAAGATTAGATGGAACCATAAAATAGGTTCCGTCTGACTGAAACAATCTACATGAAGCAATTGCAATGTTACTTCGTAACATTGTTTTTAATTCATATCTACTACTTCTACCATACGTAAAACGAAGTGTCTTGTTTGAGCGTTAGCGAAAACAATTTGTTACGAAGTAACAAATCAAATCTTTCCAATCCAATGTGTACAATCATCACAAGGATCATCCGTGTGATTTTGTTGCCACTCTTTAAGTTCTTCATCAGATTGACGGGTCAATGTAAATCTGGATCACGTCCTAACTTTCCATTAAGGAGTTGAGGTACATGTTCTTCTATTATTAATAGGTCATTTCTCTGTGTTTCATCTTGTAAAAAATGTAAAATAGTTTCAGCTTGAGCGTATTCTGGTATGTTAGACTCTAAACGTTCACCTGTTGGTGTTTCTACATGATAT